TTGGAAAGTCCCGCCAAGCATGGTCATCTCAGGGTATTCCTTCTGACCCAGCGGGTTCTTACGCATAGAGAGCGCCAGCGCAGTGGTACTGGACATTAGCCACACGCCGCCTGTCGGTTGCAGTTCGGCATCAATGAATTGGCCGAAGGCAGCTGCTGCATCATCGTCTGGGTTACCAGTCGAAGGGATACCCACAATTCCATTGGTGATCGATGCCGGTGACACTCCCGCAACCTCTGCTTTCGCCGGGTTAATGAAGTCGGTATCCAGACGAGCAATAACTGACTCCGCCAGGCCATTACGAACCAAGGCATCGGCTGATGGCGTGGAGAAGCGGATCAGCTCTTCGGTCAGTACAGAAATTGCAGCAACTTTGGCAAACCCGAAAGTGATTGATTCAAAATCGAATTTGGTTAATGGCTTCGGCTTACCCTGGCCAACCCATTGCGCAGCACCGCCGCTGGTCTGAGCATTAACACGAATGTTGAATGGCACTTGGCGCAATGCTGGAATACCACCCTGACCAAAGCGACCAATAATGGTTTGAGGACGCAGGAATTCAACGAAGTCATTCGCGAAATCCTGATATTCGACCAGAGAACCTGCCCAAGTAGGATCGGTTGTGGTACCAGCACTCACCGCCGCCTTCAGGACGTGGTGCAGCTTGGTGTCATCCGGATACTTACTTTTTGCAATTGTCAGCGCTTCAGAACGGATCCCCTTGGCTGCCGCAAGCGATTTGGTGAATCGGGCGAAGGCAATCCCTTTTTCAAGCTTCTGCTCCACACGAATAATGCCGGGCGCGCGGTTGTCCACGACGGCCACCGTGCCGCTTGCTGCCTTAGCCACTGGCTTGGCGCTATTAGCCTGAGCCTTTTCCATGTCATGTAGGCGAACCAGATGGATGTCCACGGATTTAATTTCTGACGAGTTCAGCTCGTACTGCTCTTCTTCTTCGGCATCCAGCGTGCGGCCTTCTTCACCGGCCTTGGTCATGATGGTGTCCAATGCCGCTGCCAGCGCTGCACGTTTAGCCTCAAAGCTTTTGATTTGCTCTGCAATAGTCATATTTTTTCCTGTAATTTCAGTGGTTTTTTTTGCTGTAGCGCCAGCGGTTGGAGTTGCAATGACCACCGGTTTCTCATTGCCGGACGCGGCGAGGAACTGGCGATCGAAAGATTTAACGGTTGTGATATTGCATTCGGCGTTCGCCGGGATTGTTACGGCTGAAACTTCCAGCAGTTCCCATTCCAGAAAATGAATGCCACCAGTATCAAGAAACGCGTACTTGAGCGGCTTAAAGCCAATTGAAAGACCTCTTACAAGCCTGGCTTTTATAGACGCCCATGCTTCATCTAGTCGGGCAATTAGCTGAGAAGGCATATCCGGAGTGGGTTTGGCGAGTTGGGCCGTGATCTGTAACTCATCCCCTACTCGTTTTGCCGAGCAGTTGCCGATAGGCTGTAATCGATCGTGCTGCCAAAGGAATGGGCTTTCACTGCCAAACTTAGCGCCGCCCATCTCCATGATGTCCCCTTCACGATCGGGAGAAGGTGTTGAAGCTATGCCGGTAATAACCCGCTTATCTTCATCCACCGACTTCACGGTCATCAGGGCACATGCGCGATTAAGCGTCATTTACTGACCTCCAGAAATGAAAAACCCGCCGAAGCGGGTGTGTTTTTGATGTGTTCTATCAAATGAAATGGACTTGGAAATCTTTCAGCTTGGCGGCCGGGTTTAGCGCCATCAGGGAAACGGCGTTAAACAAAGCCATCAATGGGTCGATCTTCCCAGCCCCACTGACCTGCTTAGTAATGAGGATGGCGTTACCGCGTGGTTCCACCTTCGCGTTACCAACACACCAGACCATCATGGGTTGGCCGCCATGGATCAGGCCGCCTTCAGCAAGCTTTCTTTCTGTGGTCTTGATTGCGCCGCCCAGGCGCCAACCCTGGCTGATGCCTACCACTTTTTCCTGGTCGATTTCGGCAGCGACCAACTCATCCAGAATTGCGCCAATACCCGATGGGTCCACGCCGATCTTGTCGAGTAAATCCGCCGCCTCGATCATGGAAACTCGCTCGGCCACCTCCTGGGTATCCTGGCCTAGATACTCAACCAGGGTAAGATCGCCAACTGCCACAAAATCCATCAACTTGGACGCTTCACTTTTCCGACGCTCGAGCACTGAGTTGTGCGCCCAGGCATGAGTCCAGGCCAACCACTCACGCGTGGTTTTATCTCTGCCAACGACTGCCATTCCCAATAGGTCATCCAGCCCACCGCCATCGATGCCGACCGTAACCACCTCAGCCCGATCCAGAATTTCTTCGAAGCTTACGTTTTTACGAGCCTGGGCTTCCCAGAACTCGGCGCCTGCCCAGCGATCGCTGCGCAAGTTGAGCCCCATCTCAACATTGAGATGTTTCGCCAAGAACTGCTGCAGCGTGCCGCCGGTTTTGTTCTGGTTTTTCTTGAGCTCGTCAACCAACCACTCTGCGCTGACAGAGCGGCCAATGTTGGGGTTGGTGATGTAGAAGTTTTCAGGCTGCAGGTAACCCTTGGATTCAATGATGTGATCGGGGAATTCATACAAGATGCCCAGCGTCTTGCGATCTAGGATCTTGCCATCACGAACATCACGCCAGTATCCCAGCTTGTCCTTGAATACCCCCGCCGGCGGGTCATCACTTTGGGTTGTGAGGTAAATCACCCACCCCTCATCACGCGATACCTGGCCCCCCAGCGCTTCCATGAACATAGCCTCGGCATTGGCACGCTTACCGAAAAGCCAAAGTTCGTCCACCAGCACACGGCCAGCTTTTTTACCGGAAACCGTATCGGTATCAGCGGCCACCACCTTCAGGGTATTACGCGTAACCCGATGGGTAATCGTTCTGATGTGGTCCTGGATCTGGAACATATCAGACAATTCGTCATCTGCCCGGATCATGCCAGCGGCAGGCTTGAAGCTGTTATCAGCAACCTCTTTGGTTGGTGCAAGGATCAGGTGTTCTTCATCCTCTCGCCAGCACAGGATAAGCGCCGTCAGCATAATGCCCGCGGCAATTGTCGATTTTGTATTTTTCTTCGAGATAAGCAGCCCGTATTCGCGGATCAGCTGCTTGCCGGTTTCAGCCTCGTACCCGCCGAAAATGGCGCTGACGAAATCAAACACCCACGGTTCGGAGCACTCGCCAAACGTTGGCTTGCCGGGCAGGTCTGACACGCGCAGCTCTTTGAATATTGATAGTGCCTGGTCTGCCTGGTCTTTGAAGATCGGCGGCGGAATGATCGAGGCTTTCTCCACCAACCTCTTTGCCCAGTCAGTGCAGGCCGTTGACCACTCAGCCATGGATTACCCCTTGTTGTTGACCACCAGCTTTGGCGGCGCCATCGCGCCAAACTTTCCACGCCCGGCAGCAACTTGTGCAGCAGCGTTTCGAGCGTCTTTCTTTCCGCCCTCGCCTTTCTTGGGATGGATATAAGGAAGCATCGCCTTGGCGGCATCCTTTCGGGTATCGATATCTTTGCCCGTGTCGTTCATAACCGATCGGAGAAAATCCAGCGGGTCTTCATACTGAGCAGGTGCTTTGCTCTCTTTTACTTGCTCGCTCTTTGGCTGCGGCTGATCAGCGGTTACCGTAACTTCACCTCGTTTTGAATTGATAAACGCGATGACATCCGGGTCTTTATTCAGCTGCGAGCCTTTGGAACGCGCCGATTTCTCAGAGTACCCCGCCTTGATGGCAGCGGCGGCCTGAGTGGAGCCGGACATCAGCGCGATGGCAAATTTGCGCTTCTGCCCTGTTAACATGTTTATACCCTCCAAAGGGGATTTTTTCTGCGCGTGAGAGGGGGCGAGGTTTCGCAGTTATTTTGCCCGAAAATTTGTTTATCCCCCCCGGCATCAGATGATAATAATTATCATTGCAAATGATATTATTTCACTTTGAAATCGAAAATGATAATCAATATCATTTGAATTGAAATGATTTCACAATGAAACCACTTGTTGGGAATGGATATCATTTCACATTGAACTATTGCGAATGATTCATATCCTGCTTGGTCTTCTTCCCATGGCATCCATCAGGCCCATTGCAAAGGATCTGGCAGTTGGCATCGCTGTCTTCACCACCCATATAGAGGGGCACGATGTGATCCAGGTCGAAGCCATGAGGGTATTCAGTCACGCGACCGCACTTGGTACAGCATGGGTCCCGCTTCCATATCCGCATACGCCGCTGCTGTAGGGCATATCCGGTGATGCGGGTATCGGCAACCACCATGGGCTGGATTCGCCGTGTGTCCTGCACCTTGACCCTGGGCTGCAATGTCTTTAGTCGTGCCATGGTTATTCCAGTGTGATCGTTATAGGGTCTTCGACCTGCTCAGCTCTCAACGTGAACTGCACATTGATGATCGGCAATTCATTGGCGCTGCTGATGATGTTTGTGTTGATCTGTTGTTCAACCAATACACCATCAACTGCAACGCCTATCCAAAGAAGGTATCGCCTCGGTATATCTTCGCTAACTGAAGCTTCATAGTTCTGCTCGCTTGAATGCATAACTGCCGATGCCATCACGGCCCAGCATGCTTTCACAGGTGTTGTGCTCAACGCAGATGAACCCCTGTTCAGCGAACCAACGGATCAGGCCATCGTGCGTCCAGTACCATATGTGCTCGTCCTTGCGGTAATGCCGCGAGGATAGAATGTGCTCAGCACCATTGAAGATGGGGATGGAGACAAACACCCATTCGGATGCCTTGGCCACCGCCTCTTCTGGCTTGTCGATGTGCTCCAAGGCATCCCAGAACGTAAGCGCCGGAAAGCGGTCTTGCGGCTGCCAGGCATCGTAAAGGTTGGCCCACTTGCCCAACTTCTTCAGCCATTCCACACCAGCAGGGTTGACGTCATAACCCCAGGTATCAGGGCGAGCACTGACGAACTGACCGGCACCAATACCCACATCAAGAACAGTACCCTGATAATGGCGCGCTACCAGCTGCAGGCGAGCCATTGTGAGTTGGTGGCCCAGCGGGGTGTCTGCCAGCTTCTGATAACGATCGAAGTAACCATGGTCATATGGCCGGGCCTCGGGTACCGGATAGCGACCCATGCCCAACTCAGGAAGCCACACCAGGCCATTGCTTAATTCATTCAAGAACGATTTCATTCAACCACCCGGTGAATTTGCTTTCGAAGTTACTGATGCGTTTGTCGCATCGGTGATCAGCGCGAGTGCACTGACAGTAATTGTCTGGGATCGCCCAGCGCGTTTTGCTCAAATCCATTTCCGGATCGGTCACTATGCGGGGTGCGTTATGGCCACCGCGGCCACCGGCTACAACAAACAGCGGTGTCTTGTAGGCGATCGCCATCGGTATTGAAAAGCCAACAGGGCTTACCACGGCCGCCGCGTGCTCATACAGGGTGCACAATTGGGTAACGCTCAACTCACCGCTATGCAGTTTCAGATCAGCTTCAGGGCTTGGTCCTACTATCCACTCCTGACCAACCTCGATATCAGCCACACTGACCACAAAGAAGCCATGCTGGCGTAACACCTTGGCCGCGGTGCATAGATAGGCTGGCTCGGGGTTACGTGAAGCGCTGGCCCATTCCGTTCTGATAGTTCCAGGCCTGATGACAGCAACACGGCGATCAGACGGAATAAGCGGGTGGTGATCGTTAAAGCTCGGCAGGTCAAACCGCAATGGCTGCCCCACAACAAACTGCTTTCTGAATGCCTGGATGATGCCGCCACTGGCCAGTTCCTGCGGGCCATACGCAATGCGCCGCCTTAACGCCAGAGCTGGTGGCGTGTGGAAGCGGTAATCTGTCCGCTGTTCGTTCTTGCCTTGCGTACGCAGGCCGGTGCCAGATCGGACACAGCGAACATTCAGGCCCTGATAAAGTTCAGGCCACGGTGTCCGAATATATGCGCCTGGGAAATAACGGAGGAACGGGCGCTGATAGATGTTGTCACCAAGGCCAAACATCCCTTCAAAAAATAAAGTTGTCACAGTACCTCCTGAAGGCTGGCGCGCCGGAAGCACCCCAGTTCGGTATGGCGGGAACAGTTGATAATGTCGGCATCATGCAAAGCCAGACGCGTTTTAAAGAACTCACGTTTCCACCCTGCAATGCTGGTGGCCGTCGGATTACGCATACCTTCGTGCGGGCCATGCCAGTGAATACCAGCCTGCAGTGAACAGTCATAACCCAGAAGGATGATCCGCCGGGCGCCGAGGGTGTAAGCAAGCTCTATAGCTCTTTGCCCCGAGTTGTGAGGGGCTGGCGTGATGCCGCGGAAGTATTCAAGCGAATGCCGCCGCGCCACCGCTGGGATGAAACAGAACTTGCGCATGCCAGCAGGTATTTCCCCAGCATTACGATCCCACCAATCACTGTCACCGGCACATATGGCCATACTGAATGGAACTGCGCGCCAGCTGCTATTGACGGCTATCGATTCAATGCCCGATGACTGGAGGGCGGTGCAGTCCTCCATACTCAGTGAGGGCCCGCTTGCCACGCAGACCATTACTTTCATCGCAAATGGCCAATAGTGACCTTAACGCCTGGCGTACCGTGTAGTTCAGAATTGGTATAGGTGGCCACGGTTCGGTTATTACTGTTGACCAGGTAAGCGGTATCGCCGGGCTGGAGGTCTACCACATTGCTTTCGTTATCAGCAGTTACAACGTGCAGCTGGCGTGCTTCTCTTTTGTACTCCCACCGTTTAACCGCATCCCCTACTTCATTCAGCCCTTTGGTTACTATTTTCAATGTGTACATAGTGGTATCTCGTATTGGTGGTATGAAAAAGCCACCAGCCCGACTACCAGGTTGATGGCTGAATTTGAGGCATTAAAAAACCCGCCGTAGCGGGTTTCTTGGTGATGATCGGCTTTTAGTCAGGGTATTAGCTCGGAAGGAATTTCAACCTCATCACCAAGCTTGGCAGCTACCACTGCGCGGCAGATAGCTATTTGTGGGGTTGGCGCGCTGTAGCACGTTTCACGTCCACCACAATCTGCAAAAAAATCACCTGAACCATATTTTTCGAATTTCTGTAAGTATTCAGCAATCAACGGCCCGCACTGGCTCCAGTCAAAAGAAGGCCACCATGGCTCCTCTATAAATCCGCATTTTTGAACTTGATGCTTTCCAGCCTCGTTATCAATTGGAAGGATTTTAACTGATACCTTGATCGCCTTAGCCACAGCCCAATCAAGCGCCGCACCAGTTAATTCGCTAGTTTTCGATTTAGTCAAAGGATATCCCCTGCCATACCTTCTCTATGGGTGATGAACTCAGGCATTGTATGGTTGAGCGTGGTTACCTCAATCAGGCCGTTTTCCACAATAGGTTCATGCCATAGGTGATTTTTGCAATAATCGTCACTGGCTGGCCGCTCAACTACTTCGCCGTCAATCATCACCTTCATGGTCCTGCCTGTATCCCAGCCCTTTTTAAGCCGTATCGCAGCCTGGATGTCGTCATAACTTAGCGCAGGCTCAGATGTAGCGATCAGATAGCGCTCACCATTTTCTGATACCCATTCATTGATCGGGAGATAAGTTACAGCCCGTAAGTCACGTGGAGAACTTGCAATCGATATAGCCAGATTAGCTTTAGGTCGCTCGATCAACTGCAGGTGATTCAGATCGTCTGGTACCTGAAACACTTGACCGTTATAGCCAAGTCCGAATACGAATACCTCTTTCATTCAAGCGGTTCCTCTTCTTGGCGGCCCGGCTCTTTTTTCAGCACAGCCCGGATATAGCCCTTGAATGCTTCTAGTATACCGTCATGCTCAATATGCAAAAGGTCTTTGGTGAAGTGCCAGTCCTTGCCATTATGCAGAATGAAATCATATTGCAGCTCTCCGCGCCCGTTAATCCAAACACGTTGCTCGTTGAATAGCGTTTCATCCCCTGAAGCCTTAAGAGGCGCCATGGCAATAACTTCGTTTTCGTGTGTGAATCGCTGGCTAACCATAACAACCTCGTCTAAGTTGCTCGTCAGAGAATCCGTAGCAGACGGTGACGATGCCGCTTTTCGGGAGCTACCCTAGCTACAGATTGATTATTGCATTATCGATGGCACTCTGTGAATGCCACCTGTAATGCCTTTAGAATCGCTCAATGCGTTTTGCTAAAACCGCAGAATAAGCTGCCATTGCATGCACCTGTGCTTCCAGTAGCTCTTGGTCTGGATCGGGAATGCCATTGAAGACATCGCTGCCCATGAACGCCGGCAAC